AGGTTAGTTGATGATAGCGCCAAGGGCCGCGCGCTGTCAGACCTAGCGCCGGAAGCCTACGGGCACCCTGCGGCGGGCTTGCGCGGTTGCAATGGCTTCCTCATCAGGCACCAAGTCCTCGACTGTGCTGTTGCAGTAAAAGAACTGTGACCAGTCAAGCCCGCAAGCGGGGTTGGTGCAGACTTGCCGGGTATCCAAGCGGCTGCCGCAGTCCGGGCACTCCCCGCGCCTGATGATATCCATAGAGCCCTCGATTTTTTGGTCAAGGACGCCAAGCGGCTTGCCCCCTAGGTCTACAACGGGTGTAAGCCGCAAGCCCGCCGCAGGGTGCCCGTAGGCTTCCGGCGCTAGGTCTGACAGCGCGCGGCCCTTGGCGCTATCATCAACTAACCTCCCCGTGGCCGTGCCGTATTCAGCGGCCGCTTTTTTAATCTCGGATAACTTAGCCGTGAACAAATCATAGCCGCATACGGGGTTGTCGCATTTGTAATCGTCGCCGATGTAGTGCCCACACTTAGGGCAGGGTTGGCCAATCATCGCGGAGTTAACCGCGTTGACTGGCCGGGCGGGCTTGCTGCGGCGACCCGACAACTTGGCAACCGCCAGATAGATCAGGACGGCTACCGCCCCGATGATGGCCCAATCCCAAGCATTCCAATTGCTAATATCCATGATAGCCTCCCTTATCCCGGTCCATCGAGCGGGGTTGTAAGCAGATACTCCTCGTGTTCCCTGCGGCGCAGTACAGCCCACACGATGACAGCGCCAACCATCTTGCTTGCCACCATCAACAGCACGCCCACTAGGCTTAGGTGGCCTATCATGCCTAGGAATATCACGCTGTCGAATGGCGTGCTGACGGCGCTGGACAGCAGCACACGCTGGCTTAGGGTGCGCCCGGTAAAGGTGTATATGGCCCAATCGACTGATTCACTGACCATAAAGGCCGTGACACTAGCGACGGCTACAAAGGGGTCCGCCATGATGTAGGACAATAATCCGCCTAGCGCCATATAGGCCCATATCCAATGGCCAACTTGACGTTGGGTAAAGTCCCTAATGACAAAGATGAAGCCCACCAACAGGGACATAGGGGGCCACATATCGCCCCATAAGGGCACCAAGGGCACTTGCGTGAACCCGTAGTTCACGGCCAGGATTGATACCACGTAAGCAAGTGGCCAGCGTAGGCTATTGAGCATTGACTGTCTCCGTTGGTTTGTTGAATGTGATAGTGACTTCACCGTATAGTCGCTCGATTACTATGTCGCCATACGCGTCAAGTTCGTACTTGTCATCAATCGGGTTGGCCTTGTAGCAATCCGCCCAACCCGCTACCGTGTCTGCCTCCCGGCAGTTATCAACCTTGGCCCCGTTGACATGCACGGTAGCCCAATAGCTGACCGCACTAAAATAGGGGCTTTTGTCATCGGCAGAGAGGCGCATCACCTTGGCCCCTGCCGTTCACCGCCGCGAGGGATATCGTTCATTGTGGCGGCGCTAGCCGGGGCGGTCATTTTGCTAGGTTCCTGTACAGTGATGATATTGCGTCATGGTCCCGTTGTTGTTCCAACTCAGCCACGCGCCGCCGCAGCTTGGCGATATTTTCTTCGGCATCTTTTAGGTGACCCTCTTTGACTGCACATTCCTCAATCGCCATATCGCGAGCCTGTTGCCGAACCGCCTGACAATCAGCCAGTGTAAAACTGCCGAGTTCCTTCTGCGCTGCCCTTCCCCGCGCCCGTTCCGCCGCGCCATGGGTGGTGAGGGCGGCGGTGATGATTTCCGCGACATCATCGTAATCCGCTTCGGACAGTGGCGGCTCAATCGCGTCGATGATCTTGCGCATACAGTCTTGAACTGCCCGCGCCGCATCCTGCGCGCTGGCCGGACGTGCCTCCGGTGAACACACACAGGGGCGGCTTTGGCAACGCGGACATTCCGCGCCGGGCGTGGGGGTGTTATTAGGCATCTTCCCATCTCCTCCGCATATTGGGCACCATCTGTGACCGCAGATCATCCCGGCCCTTGCCGTTCGCCGCCTCGTGTGCGCTCTTGCAAATCATAATCCCCGCCCTGTGCCGGTGCCCCTTCACGCCCCTTGCGACGTTCCGCCGCCCTGACCTTGCCCGCGTCCTTGACCGTTACAGCCCCAATCCACTTAAAGGGGTCAGTTCTTATGGGCGTGTCGCGGGCTGCCGCCACGATGGCGTCTCGTATGTCATTGCATAGCGGAGTCATGCGCGCGCCCTTGCTGACGGTAAAGCTAACGATGACTTCCCGCCGTTCCCGGCCTGCTTTGGCTTTAATGGACATGGCTTTTCGCTTTCGTTGGTACGCCCTATAGGATTGTGGCACTAAGGCGCTATGCTTGCGCCAAAGGATGATTGCCGCACGCCCTCGATGTTGGATTGCGTCAACGCAGGCGGGGGCCACGTCGCGGGGTCGTCATCGGCGGGCGCTGGGTTGGCGCAGCCCGCCAACAATAGGATCATAGCGGCGCTGGCTATCACGATAGTAAGGAACTGGAACGGGTCCAGGGCCAGGATGGCGGCTACGAGTTTTGTGTGACCGTAGCCGCGATAGGCTTGGTAACGCTGCTGGATCATAGTAAATTCTCCTGTCTATAGTTGGCGCTGTTGCTGCCCACTTGGTCCATTAGCTTTGCGAGATCAACTGACGTGAGCATGTCCAGGTGATCGTAGTTATAGGTGCCGGGCTTAATGTTCTTGGCGGGCCGCCAGTGACCATCTCCGCCTAAAATGAATTGTTGACGGGCCATGCACCAGTTAGGACCGCCGCCGTCCAAGTCAGTTATCTCTAGGATTGCGGCTTGCTGCCAACCGCACCTAGGACGGTAGACGACTTGGCCAACCGTTGTTTGCTTGGGATCAAGGGCCAAGGCGCACCTTTTTTAGATGGCGCATTTCGGATTCGTACCCATTGTAAACCCACGTTTGCGCCTTAAGCAGTTGCTCCGTATCGCCGATGATCTTGTCTTGCTCCTCCATTGCCTGCTTAAGATCATGGATGCGACGGCCAACAAGCGCCTTGCGTTTACTGGCCACGGCTGCACACGGCGGCTATCAACAGGACAACGCCAGCAAAGGCGCAGCCGATGGCAAGGACCATTGGCCCCCAACTGCCAATGATGAAGGGTTCTTGTGGCAAGGGGCGCATAGGCGGGGTGCGCCCCGGCCTGCTCGCCCCAAAGTGTTCCAGTTGGTCTTGCTTAGGCATCATTCCTCCATTTCGCCGTCGTCTTTGGGTGACAGTCTGCGCTTAGCGGCCATGGGCGGCTAGCCTCATCTGTTGCAGCTTGGTTAGCTGGTCACGCCCGATGATCTTAAAGGCGGACAGCTTGGCGTAGCCCTGGAGCGCGGCAAAGGCTGCCCCGCGTGATGGCCATACCATCGCCTGTAATACGTCTTGGGTACTGCCATAGGCGCGTCCGCCTGACCCATCATTATAGGTATGGACGCTGTGGAACAGGCGATTGAATTTGATCCAGAAGCATTGCGGCAAGGGCGCGGCAACGTCTTTGGCTACGGCTGCGTTGCGCGCATCCTGCAAGCGGTGCTTATAATAGTATTGCTTGTTGCGGGCGCTGCGCAGCGACTTGGCGAACCCGAAAGGGCTACTGGCCGTATTGGCGTGTGTATGCGCCCGCTTGCCGTTGGCGTGGTGGTGCTCGATGATCTTGCCGTCGTCGCGCAAGAGATGATAGTGGGTCACGACTCACGCTCGATTGCGTTAAAGGCTTCGCAGAGCGCGTCATGGGCAAACTTGATTTGGTCGCGTGCGCCGCTAAGGTCCGCCTTGCCGTTGTGGAGGTCCACATACAGGCGGCCCGCCATCAGGCGGTAGCTGTGGCCCATCTTGGAGCGGGCGACAAAGCTAAGGGTTTTCTGTTTGGTAAAGTCCGCCTGCCCCGGTACGGGTCTTGGCGCGGGCCACTTGAAACTTGTTGAATCGGCCATGGTCACCACCTTGAGGGAATAGCTGCGTTAAGGCTGTGCATAATACGCTAAGCCGCTGGCGACCGCAAGCCCCCTGCTAGGGGCTAGGCCAGGGCAGGATTTAGCAGGGGGCGGTTTGCATATATAGCGCGGGCGCGCGCCTTACCCGTGACGCGCGGAAGGCAATTGCATACCACGTCGGACGTATTTATTGGCACGGCAATTGCAGCAATGATGCGGCATGGAAACCTTCCGAGATTGTCTAGATGGTTGTAAGTGGTTGATGGGATTGGCACCCCTGCCTAGGGTGTCATAATTAAATACGTACGAGTAGGCTGTCATTATACGCGCGCAGAGCCGCGTATTGGCTTTCACCTGGATTGTAAGCCGTTGGCAAGGTTGCACCTGGACCCTGCCGGGTGCCCCCAAACCGCCTAGGCTGCCCCACACAGGGCGATTGCGGCGCTTGCGCTAGCAGCCCTGCCGGGCGTATAGCTGCGCCCCATGGCATCCAGGCGCACAAAGCGGCCCTCCAAAAAGCCCAAGGCCAAACCGGCTAAGACCCGGCAGCGGGCCAAGCCGCCGCGCCCCGATATGGAAGACTTCCCGGGTAATCCTTTTAAGACCGAGATGGGCCAGCGGGTCATGCACCAAGCGCAAGCGGAGGCTGGCGCGGACCGCATATTCCAAGACAATAACCGTTTCCCCGTGCTGCCCAACGGCACCTTTGTACGCCCGGACAAGTGGCGGGTGCCGTATGTCACGCGCAATGAGGCCATTGATGCAATTGCCACGCGGGTAGCGGAGTTGGGCTGTGATCCACTAAAGGGCTTGGTTCACTTTGCCAATGCCGATGCAGTCGCGCTAGGGTACATGCTGCAAAGCGACTATGACCGAGACCCGCCAGCCATGTACATGAGGGGCGCGCACTGGATAGGCCCCAAGTTGCGTTTCCACGCGTACCGTGAAATTGCATCGTATATGTTCCCCAAGATTAAGATGGTACAGCTAGCGGACGAAATGGGCGGACCGCTGGGATTTCTGGCGCGCATGGCACCTGAGCAACGTGCAGCCAAATTTATCGAGCTCATGGAAAGGGTATCGGCGGAGGCAGCTTGAACTACGAAGGTGCGGCTAGGTTAGCACCGGAGGACAATGCCCCGCTCATAGATTCCGTAACATCCCACGTTCTACGTAGCAACGCCCCGCGCCTAACCCCGGCTGTATTTGCCATGCTGCCGGACGAGGCACAGTGTGAAATCCTGCTTAACATGATGGGGCAGGACTATGACCTGTGTGAGGGGTCGCTGTACCATTTCCTAAAGGCCGCGTGGCCTGTGCTAGAGCCGGGTCAACCGTTTGTAGACAACTGGCACTTAGGCCGCATGGCGGACCACCTACAGGCCGTTGTTGAGGGCGATATCAACCGGCTACTGTGCAACGTGCCTTTCCGCACAACCAAATCAACGCTCTTTAGCGTGGCCTATCCCGTGTGGCAGTGGATCAAGAACCCAAGCCATAAGTTCCTAACGGGGTCGCACAAGGAAAACCTAGCCACGCGTGACGCCCTGGCCAGCCGCCGCCTTATGGAGTCCACTTGGTTTAGGTCCAGGTGGGGCGACAAGATCACGTTCACTGATGATCAGAACCAAAAGACACGTTACGAAAATAGCGCCCGTGGTTGGCGCATTGTCTTTGGCATGACTACGGGCGTACAAGGCGAGGGTGGCGATACGCTGGCTATTGATGACCCGCACAACGCCAAGCGGGCGATGTATGACGGGTCGGAACGGCAATCGGTCATTGATACGTATGACCAAGAACTTTGCACGCGCCTTAACGATCAACAGAAATCAGCTATCCTCATTGTGATGCAACGGCTGCATAAGAAAGACCTATCCGGGCACGTCTTGGAACAAGGTGGGTTTACTCATCTTATGCTGCCCATGTCCTTTGAAGAAGATCGTAAGTGCTATACGACTGTGCGCCCGTCCAATTGGCGGGGCCGGACCCCTGCTAATGGCAACTATGCGCAAGACCCTAGGACTAAGGCGGGTGAGCTGTTATGCGAACAGCGGTTTACTGCTGAGACTGTTAGCACGTTGAAAAAGATACTTGGGCCATATGGCACGGCGGGCCAGCTACAGCAAGACCCTAGGGCGCGTGAGGGTGGGTTGTTCCAGCGCCAGTGGTTTAGGATCATCTCAAAAGGCGGCATACCGGCAGGCGCTACTTGTGTGAGGCGTTGGGATATGGCGGCTACGGAAGCGCGCAAGGCATCTGACCCGGACTACACGGCGGGCTGCAAGATGCACCTTAAGGATGGTGTTTACTACATCGAGGACATGCGGCACGGTCGCTTATCGCCACAGAATTGCGAATTGATGGTTAAGCAGACGGCGGCGCTTGATGGGCGTGGGGTCAAGGTGCGTATGGAACAGGAGCCCGGCAGTGCTGGCAAAATGGTCATTGACCATTATGCGCGTGAGGTATTGCTTGGGTACGATTTTAAGGGCATTCCGTCTACGGGCGCAAAGGAAGTTAGGTGGGGTCCGTTTAGCACGGCAGCGGAGGCGGGCAACGTGGTCTTAATCGAGGGGCCATGGAACAGCATATTTTTAGATGAGGTCGAACTGGCTCCGCTTGGGGCGCACGATGACCAGCTTGATAGCGCCGTTGGCGCAATGGAAGACTTAGTTGGTCCTGGAATACAGGTGTTCTAGCCATGACATTGCGCGACGTAATCAACACATTCAGAGCTGCTACCCGTGGTGTCCAAGTATCTTGGCCCCGGTACATGGCGGCTTGGTTTAGTATCTCGCAGCTAAACGTCAAGACCAAGCCGATTACTACCAAGACCGAGATGCTGTTAGCCTATACCGGCTGGGTCTATGCGGCTGTAACCACGCTTAGCGCGGATGTGCGGGCCAACCCGTGGGCGTTGTGGCGGCGCAGCGGCAAGGGGCCGGATGATTGGGAAATGCTTGATGATAGCAAGGTGCCGCCTATTTTGTTGCGGCCTAATGCCACTCAATCATGGGGCGATTTTATTGAGCTAACCCAAATCCACTTGGACATGACGGGTGAAGCCTATTGGCATATCATCACGGCGGGTCAGGGTGGCGGTAAGCCAATTGGTATGCAGATTCTTTACCCGCACTGGATACAGGAGCCAATCTTCAACGATGCTGGAACGCAGTTGCTTGGCTGGCGTGTCCAGGTGCCAGGGCGTAGCCCGGTCACTATACCGGCTGTTGATGTTGTGTTCCTAAAGTACCCGCACCCAATGGAGCCTTTCTGTGGCGCTAGCCCCGTTGAGGCTTTTGCGTTGTCCTATAGCCTTGACCTACACGCCAGGGCTTACGGCGCTGCGCTTATGGAAAACAAGGCCACGCCGGAAGGCATCCTTACAGTTGAACAAGAGCTAACGGTTGAACAGGCGGACGCCATACGGGCGCGCTGGCGGGAGCGGTACACCAAGCCGGGTGAGATAGCGGTGCTAGGCAAGGGTGCCAAGTATATACCAGTTGGCATCAATATGAAGGATTTGGAGTTCTTGAATCTTGCTAAGATGACGCAAGACCAAATCCTCGCTATTTATAAAGTGCCAGCGTCAAAGCTTGGCCTAGTGACCGATGTAAACCGGGCTAATGCGGATGCTAATGACAATACCTACAAGGAGAATGCTGTACTGCCGCGCCTGTTGCGCCTACAGGAAGCGGTCAATTTGTTTGTGTTGCCCCGGCTGTTGGCTGACCGCACCATCTATTTTGAATTTGATAGCCCGGTTGATGAAGATGAATCCTTTAACCTAGAGAAGTCCAGCAAGCTATTTCAAAGCGGTTCAATTACAATGGACGAGTACCGGGCCGCGCAAGATATGGACCCGTTGGAGGGTGACCAAGGGAATGTTTACTTTGTACCGGCTGGAGTTACGCTGGTAAAAGACTTGGCAGAAGTCGTAGAGGCTGGACGGATCGCCCGCCAGAAAGCCAATGCGCCTGCCGAGCAGGGGGCCGATGAGGCAGCCGTTGGCGATGATGGGGGCGAGGGTGTTAAAAAGCCTAAGCCCCCATCACCTGCGGATGATGCTGAAGAGTCACCGGCTACTAAGATCATGGAACGCGTGGCTATGATGTTGGCGCGTAAGCGGGTCACCCAGCTTAAAAAGAAGCTGGCCGAGAACGCCTTTTTGCGCGCACAGGGCGATGAGGAAAGCGCTTACAAGTCCGGCTTGCGGTCCTTGTTTAGCCGGGAACAGAAGGCAATGGTGGCGGCTTACAAGGACCAAGCTAGCGAACAGCGGGCCGGGGTTGCGGTGTTGCGGGACTGGACGGATGATATACTAAGACGGTTCAAGCCGGACTTTGAAACCGTGATGAGTACCCAATCGTTTAAGGCACTGGAGGCCGGTTGGCTGTTGCTTGCGGAGGAGATCAATCAGACGTTGGATTTCACTTTGTTTGAGCCTAGCGCCCACATATGGGCGGAGACGCAATCCGGGCGCAAGATCGTAGGCATACAGGATTTCACACGTGAGTCTGTGCGGGGCGTGGTGGCCACGGGCGTAGAAGAGGGGCTTAGCGTTGATAAGATCGCGGACAGCATCAGGGCGCTATACGATGATTTCAAAGGTGTAAGGGCGGAGACCATTGCGCGTACTGAAACGGCGGCGGCGGTAAGCTATGGCAAGGAGTCGCACGCTAAGGAAATTGAACAGCGTCTTGGTATGTCGATTGTCAAGACGTGGGTAGCGACGGCGGATGATCGCACGCGGCAAACACACGTTGACGCGGACGGGCAAACCGTGCCACGTAACCAACCGTTCAAAGTTGGCAGCGCCTACCTACAACAGCCTGCGGACCCGTCGGGGCCAGCAGAAGAAGTTATCCGGTGCCGTTGTACCGTCGCTTACGATACTGTAGACGAGGAGAATTGATATGGACCGCACCACGCTTGACTATATGTACACCCTGTTCTGCGACCGCAGACGGGCCGCTA